CCATACACTTTCGTGCCGGAGATACCAGAGTACTGGTCAACAAACTGACGGGTTTCTTTGATAGTGCCGGGCTTTACCGGTGCAACATAATTACCCTCCAAGGTACGATACTCCGTCGGTTTTGGCGACGGGAGATACATCGTAGGCTTGAAGGGTACCTTCTCATTAAAATGACCTCCAAGTTTATCATCCCAGCCACGAACGAGAATGTTGTTCCCGTATAGTTTGGCGAAGGTATAGAATCTCTTGGAGGTCATAGTGTTGTTTAGTAGGCGTCCTCGACATAGCGAGGTTCGTAATCATCTTCGAAGTCTGGAACCCCCTCCATGGTGGGAGGGAGGTTCTGTTCTTGTTCCTCAGTAAGCATAACAGGTTCTGACTCAGAAGTCAAGTCCTCATCAGTGAGTTTGAACTTCTTCATGTATGCTTTGGTGACCTCATCAGTAGCCTCACAGACCGTCAGAAGGTTGTCGGAGGTAAGAAGGACATGTTCATCCTTGGCGTACACCGGCCACCTCTTCAGGGTCATTTTGGAGGTACCTGAGATGGTGCATGGGTTAACCATGTGAACCTTAGGTTCATAGTCCAGCTGTTCTGAGAGAGAAACAACCTCGATACCGTTCTTCAGGATAAAGAGACTAAGTTGCATCAGGCTTCCTCTTCTTGAGTCTCAACAACGGGAGGATTGACCAGAGCTTCGTAGGTTGCCAGGACATCTTCACGGGGGTCCAGGATGGATACGACAGCATCACGACGGATGGAGAACTCACCACCGGTAGCAACAGGACAGTAATCACCCATACTTACAGCCAGGCCGCCATCTTCGTTCTGGGAGTAAGTAACCAGACGGGCATCCTTCAACCAGTATGCCAGGATTTCATTGGTGTCAGTGTCTTCGACCTGCTTGACATCAGCCAGGAGGTGTTGACCAATCGATGTAACTAGAACTTTGATAGCCATTGTAATATCAGAAATAGAAAGAGGTCTCAGGTATTGTAACCCGAGACCCCGTTGTTGTCAACCGTATTTATCAACCGATGTCGTAGTTCTTTCTCTGTTGTGCCTCTGGGAGGACACGCTTCAGACGAACAACCAACATACCGTCTCTGTAGTCTACACTCTCAACGACAGTATCATCGGAGAGTTGCCAGTTACGAGAGAAGGAACGGGAGGAGATACCTTTGTGAGTATACTCACGCTTGTCTTCTCCACCACGACGGGCAGAAATGGTCAGGACATTACGCTCAGTGACGACTTCGATTGCTTCACGACTCCACCCAGCAAGGGCAATCTCTAAGTCATGAGTCTCGCTGTCACGAACAACGATATTGTAAGGGGGATAGTTTACAGCAGTACTATCTTGGAGAGCATCGAGACGATTGAACAGAGTTTCCAGTCCGATACCGACGCTATTGTAGCGTGAGAGGTTAGTCATTAGATTAAGCACCCTAAAAGGCATGCTGATAATAGAAAAGGTGCCGGACCCGAAGCATCCGACACCTTAATTATAACAGATTGTAGTTTGGAGGTCTATACGGTTTACCTCACTTTCTTTTGTTTCCGATGGAGTACTTAGCGATAAGTTGCCATTCGTGCTTTTCCTTGTAGGGAAGAATCTTTATCTGACTAACTGGAGCCAGGTTATCTTCGATTTCCTCAAGAGAAGCTAATTGAACGAGACCCCAATCACTAAGAAGTTTAGCGATGCGGTTTCGTCGTTGTATATCATTATCACTCAAGTCTGAACGCTTACCATCTAACAGGAATAGTTCTTTGAAGTGAACAATGAAGTAACGACCCTGTTTGTGAAGGATGTGGCAGGATTGGAATAGTTTCTTCTCATTCTTTGATGAGACTCCTATCCTCGTCAGTGTTTCTCTTACTTTCAGAAAGTCATCAGGGTGGTTGAGAAACACTTCTGCCATACATGAGGCGTCCCAGTACATTATGAAGTGTTGTATGTTCAAATGTATTTAGGGACTTCGGGTATTTGACTATACCGAATACTCCGACTGGTAGCAATTTACTCGACGAATTGTCTCATCAATCTCCCTGACAAAGTCACAATCCTCGTCACTGAAAGGACTATCGAATCGTGAACGGTAGTAGTAGAGAGCGAGGAGGATACGCTCGGTGTCGGTCTCTTTGAGTTGCATGATTAACGGATGATGTCAATGTGTTTGCCGGAAGTCCAGACCTCCAGTTCCTCTCTCATTCTACCATCTTCACGAACCTTCGTCCACCTCTTTAATGATTTCTTCTTCCACCACTTGATGAGGTTCTCCTGATAGAACTTGTCCCATGCCTCAGGGTTCTTGACGGGTTCGGCACCACGGAGCAGAACATCGGGCACATTGGTGTAACCGTAGTGGGCAGCGTAGTATCTCTTACGCTCAGTCAGTTCGGTACCATGGGTGAGTGCATCATTGAACTCTTTGAGCAACTCAGTGAGACCGTGCTTCTTACAGGAACGCTTGATGATAGCCTTCATCTTGTTCTGACACCTGAGCTTCCTCGATGTAGTCGGGGAGTTAGGATTACCAGGACGGGGTGTAATCATAGGCACCAGAGCCTCACCACCATTCATCTCAGTGAACCAGTGGTCAAGGTCGTGGAATGTCTTGTCGTTGATGTTAGGTGGGAAGTCAGATACCGTGTCACCATAGTGACGGAGGATAGGCTTCATCCCATCGTACATTGACATACCCTTGGTAGAACCATACAGGGATGTAGTCTCAAAGGAGACGATGTTGGATTCGGGATACTTCTCCATGACACGTTCACGAACCTCATGAGAACAACACAAGGCAGCAATCAACTTACCACCGAGATAGTTGTATCCGAAAGGTTGAGCGGGCACAATGATGTTACCCATGATGACATGACGATTGACTGCGTGCATGTCAGGAACACCACCCAGATTGTCATGACGAGGTTTGATTGAGATGATAGGAGATGCCAGGTGGATGAGTCCTACAATCTTCTCAGTGTTCTTCTCACGAACAACATACTGGAGTCTCTTACCAGGGATGTTCTTCTCGTTGGCGTGAGAATAGATGAGGTCCAGGTAGTCATTGAAGCTACCACTGTTGTATCTACCTTTCTTCTCTACCTCGAACATCTCGAAGTCCATATCCTCGGGAGACATATCCCATTCCGCAAAGAAGTCGTCCTCAATGGGAAAGAGAGAACCAGTGGATTCCTTCTTGTCAGTCCTTTGCATACGAACGAATCTCTGGTAGTCAGAGATAGTTTCGAATTGCATGTAATAGTCAATGAAGGCACGGGCTGCCTTCATTGTGTCTTCCTTGGAGATGTATTCGAGCATCAGAGACCTTCGCCTTCGTTCAAAAGAGTTTGTCCGTCGATACCACCACCATAACCAGGTTGTAGTACAGAACAGGGGTTGTCGGTTTCCTTAGCCTCAGCGAAGTACATCATCGCCTCAGGATAAGAAAGGTTACGCAGAACACTACCGTCACGGTAGGAAACTGACCAACCAAGTTTACTGCCGTCGTTGAAGCTCATGATTCGTGTAATGCTAGTAGTATTGTATCAGGTGTTGCCACCTTTGTCAAGGGTCTTGCGTATCTCCATCAGGTCTGACTCTGAGAGAATCTCCAGAGCCTGTTCTGCCTTGATACGAGAATAGCTGAAGTAGTTCATCACCATCTCAAGTTGTGGATGGTCCTCAACCTTCTTCGGGAATCCGAACCTACGACCCTTACGAACACCATAGTAATAGAAGTCGTACTGGAGTTGTGGAGACAGTGAGTGATACTGATTCATCTGCTCTGCAAACATGATGGTGTCCATGTGCATAGCAAGTGTACGATTAGTTAGGAAGGGAACATACCCACTCAAGTCCTCATCGTACTGTGCTTTGGTGTTGATGTTCTTTACATAGTCGAACGGGGACTTCTTGCTCATGCGAAATCACACTCCATCATCAGGGTTGTAGCCAGAGCCAGGAGGGTGATAACAGGGTCAGCACCAAGTCCGAGCTTGTGACTGTACTCACCGAACGCCAGGGTTGCTGACACTTTACCTTGGTCGGTGAGGTGTGGTTGGAGGGCAGAATACAGTTCACGCTCTACCTGACGGGGGTGAAGTGCCGAGTTCTCGAACATCCAGTCACGAACATCAGTCCAACGCTTTGCTTTGATGAACTCAACGACTGCTTCAGCGGAGACACCCAGGATGTCATCGGACAGTTTACCTGCCTTGATATTACCCTGGAGGGCATTCATCGTACCACGCCAGTCTGGTGCCTTGGATACAACGAACTTGACCAGAACCTCGGGGTTGAACTCAACCTGGTTCTCTTTCAGGATACCAACGACACGCTTCAGGAATAGACCGGACAGTTCCTTACGAACCTGTGGGGAGTTGACAGCAAAGTCAAACACAGTACAACGACTGTGGATTGCATCAATGATGTTGTGGGGATAGTTACAGGTAAGGATGAAACGACAGTGACTCTGGAACTCCTCAATCATGGCACGCATGGCCTTCTGGGCGTCAGGAGTTAGGTTGTCAGCCTCATCCAGGAGGACGACCTTCTTCTTACCAAACAGTGACGAACTTGATGCGAAGGTGGTCAGGGTAGTACGAACTTCATCGATACCACGATTGTTCGAGGCATTGACAAACAGCAGGTCAACATCGAGTTCCTGACAGAGAGCACGGGACACCGAAGTCTTACCAACACCAGCAGGACCTGCCAGGATAAGGTTCGGGAACTCACCCTCTTCGACATAACCATTGAAGGCATCCCTAATCTGCTTGGGGAGGATACAATCGGAGATGGTAGAAGGCGAATAATGTTCCACCCACAGGAACTTCTTGTCAGACATGCTTGCTCGTATAAATAAAAGGGAACAAAGGTCTCAACCAATGACGGTCGTATACCTGGTTACTAACACTCTAACACAGAAACGATACATCGGCAAGACCGGTGTCGGACTGGATAAGAGGTGGCGTAAGCACAGATACAATGCAACAGAAGGTGTGGAAACTCACCTGTATCGCTCCATGAGGAAACACGGAGAGGATGC